GCGATTTCCGCCTCACCTTCCATCAGTGCAACCAGCGAGGTTGCGATCACGGCCTTCAGGCGCTCGAGCACCTGCATCTCGGTTGTCATCGTGTGCTCTCCTTCTCGATGCGCGCCACTTCCCGCTGTACCAGCTGATCCAGTTTCGCCTTGAAGGCCGTGGAGCTCAGGTATTTCTTCACTGGGGCGGCCACGAAATCGCGCTCGGGAAGCTTCACCGAGTGCACGCGCACCCATTTTCCGTCCTTCTGGAATGTGAGGTATCCCCCTTCCTTGGCTGTGATCCGAGCTCCCTTGGCCAGCGCGTAGCCGTAGAATACCTTTGTCTTATCCGATGAGGCCTTCGCCTCGACGATTACCGCCTTGCCGCTTCGGATCACGCGGCGGCTGATGCTCTTGTACAGTGCACCGGTGCCTTTGGCCAGGCCGTGGGATTTGTACGCCTTGCGTACCTGGGCTCTTGCGGCCGTGCCGATGCCGCCCAGGATGCGACGCATCGCCTTGTGCCGATTTACCCCGAGGGATTCGAGGTACCCTAATGCTTCAGCCAGATCGGTCTCGACCGATACGCTTTCAGTGCTGTATCGTTTTCGTCTGCCGGCCATGTCAGAACCCCAGGATGCGCAAGCTGTCCAGCGGTTGGAGGTACTTGCGGTAGTTGCTGTAATTGACGAACGTGCGGCTGTTGTCCGCGAAGCTCTTGCCCGTCAGGCCGATGTTGCCCCCGGTCTCGCTGAGCATGAGCGTGGCAATACGCAGGATCGAGACCACGATCACCGAAGGCATCTCCTGTGTGTCCCATCCCGCGGTGTAGCTGAGGCGGATATTGTCCTCGCCGACGGGGAACTTGGTGGCGTGGTCCACAAAACGGATATGGTCGTCGCACGGTGCCACCAGCGTGGTATCCACTTTGACCATCCCCACAGTGAGCGCTTCGACACTGGTGATGTTGCGCGCACGTAGGTACAGACGCCGCGAGCCCGAGCCCGAAGCGACCACATCGGTATACTCCTGCTGCTTCGGATCGAATCCCAAGTACGAGGCCACGATATCCTCGGCGGTACAGAGGAAGGTGCCCTTGAGCTGTACGGCCTCGGGAGCGTCCTCGTAGTTGCCGCTGTAGGTGTCGAACATGGCGATGCTGGCGATCATGCGCTTCCTCCCTCATCAAGGTGACGGGCACCCCGGCACACTCCGGGATGCCCTTTGGAAAAAATTCCTTATGCTTCGCTTACGGTCACCGTGCACGCCTCGGTCGCGGCATCGGCGAAGGCCTTGGTGGCTCCCGCGGTGGCCTCGCTGACGACGCAGTAGTAGTACGCGGTTCCCGCGCTCGCCGTGGGTACCTCATAGGTACTGGCCGTCGCACCGCTGATCGCGGTCCCCCCGGTATTGGTCGCTCCCGTATTCGAGTACCATTGGTAGGCCAAGGCCCTGCCGTCCGAGGCTTGGGCCTGGACCGAAAGGACGACCGTCTCGCCGACGAGGGCGGCCGCCTCGGTTTCCAGGATGGCCACGTTCAGTGTCGGCACCGTCGGCTCGACGAGGCCCGCGGCCTTGAGGCTGTCGATCAGGACGTTCAGGTCCTTGACTGCATTCGCCGCGGTGGAGGCCGTCGAGGCCGGAATGTAGGGTATCGGACACGGTCGCTCGTCGGTGATGATGCAGTCGGCAGCGAGGATGACCTCGCCGCCGATGACCGTCTTTTCACCGCCTTGTTCGCGGTAGTTCTTCGTGTTGTATCCCATCATATGCCTCCCTTAGGCCTTCTGCTGCAGGACCTTGACGGCCTCGCCAAGGATCAGTCGCCCATCCACACGCTGGGATCCGAGGAAACCTACCTGCCCAGTCGGGGCAAACAGTTCGCCCAGGCGCTTGAAGGTACGTCCCTGGCGGTCGGCGATCCAGTAGTACGAGAAGTCCCCGAAGGCCAGTGTCTTGGCCCCGCTTGCGATTTCGGGCATGTAGGCCGAGGTCTTCACTGGACAGCTGAGGATAGTGTCGGGAGTGCCTGCAGTCAGCGAAGGCTGCCAAATGTACTGTCCGTTGCCGTCCTTGAGTTTGCGAAGCGCCTTGACGGTGGCATCGTTGGTCACCCACACCGCATTCTTGCGATACGGAGATCGCAGTGCATAGTACAGGTCGATGACCTCATCGGCATTCAGGGCGGTTGCGGAAGCCGCGTTGACGCCAATTTGAGCACCTCCGGTGGCCGCGAGGATACCCAGAGGCTTGCCCGATCCGTCCCCGGTGAAGAACGCTGCCTCTTCCTTGGCTCCGATGCGGCGGGCAAACTCGGTGGCGATGTAAGACTCGATGTCGAACACGCTGTCGTTGATGAGCTCCTCGGACACCTTGATGATCGTGCCCAGCTTGTAGGCGCTGATGGTCACCTGCCCGAAGCTGTCATCGCTCTCAGGATACGTTCCCTCCTCGTCGATCCATGCCGCCTCGCCCTTGGATGCGGAAATGGGAATCTTTCGGTCTCCGCTGGCGGTCTGGATGATCCTGGCGATCGAGCGGAACAGGTTTTCCTCCTCCAGTGCCGTCACCAGGGTGTGTTCGAATTCATCGGGCACCAGGTAGCCGCCTTCGGTGTCGGTTCCCACCTGCAATGCGTTACGCAGTTCAGGTGCGTTCTCGCGGCGCCTGAGGTGGTTCCAGAACGCCTTACGGTACTCGTCCGAAGCACGTCCTGCTTTCTTCTCAGCCTTCTGCGCTCCATCGGGGCGGCTGGTGATGGGAGAGCCCACGTGTGCGTTCAGCTCACGCTCGAACGCCTCGATGCGCTCCTGGCGCTCGATCTCGTGGCCCAAATCCACAATCTCAGCCTCCATCCGTTCGTAGGTGGTGGTATCCTCGGCGCTCAGGATGCCCTTGTCGTTGCGCTTTGCATCGAGGAATGCTTTCGCCTGTTCCCAGGTCTTCGCGCGCTGAGCGCGCATGTCGTTGATCTTTCCCATTGTGTCTTCTCCTATTGGGGTTTGATGAGATTCAGTCGTTTCTCGAGCTCGTTAAGCCCGGTTGTGCCTTCCTCAGGTGGCTCCTGGTCTTCTGCGATTGCATAGGTTTCGGTGATCTTGTTCATCAGCGAGAGCTGCGAGGTGCGCATTGAGAATGCATACGATGCCTCATTGGACGCTTTCTTCGCGTCCTCGAGGATCGCATCGGCGAAGCCCAACTCGATGGCCTTCTTCGCGTTCATCCACGTCTCGTTGTCCATCAGGTGGCTGATCTTCGCCCGGGTGAGGGTCGTCTTGATCTCGTAGGCGTTGACGATGCTTTCCTTCACCTCATCCAGCATGCCTATGGCCTTTTGCATGTCCTGATGGTTTCCATAGGCGAGCGTCATGGGATTGTGGATCATCATCAAGGCAGTGGGCGCCATGAGCACCCTCGTGCCCGCCATCGCGATGACCGAAGCTGCGCTCGCTGCGATCCCGTCGATCTTCACCGTGATGGCTCCCGGATAATCCATGAGCATCGCGTAGATGCGACTCGCTGCGATGCAATCCCCACCGGGGCTGTTGATCCACACGGTCACCTCGCCGCTGTCGGCGAACAGCTCATCCTTGAACTGCTCGGGTGTGACATCATCATCGAACCAGCTCTCCTCGGCGATCGTGCCCGAAAGCTCAAGGATTCTCGCTCTGCCTTCTTCTTCGCTCTGGTTTTTCCATTGCCAGAACTTCTTGTTCTTCATTACTCTCCTCCTGGGATGTGTTGGTAGCCTTGTCTGCGAATGCCCCTGCCCGAGAGAGGGGGAGCATGTTTCCGTTGATGAGGTAGAGGTTTCCTCCGTCCTCGTCGGTAATGAGATCCATGTCCTCCAGGGAGCGGATATCGTTGGCGCTCATCCATCCGTTCTGGCGTGCGGTGGCATACCCGCCCATGCGGCTCTGGTAGTCGCCACGCAGCAGTCCCTCGACGTTGAAGCGAAAGAAATGCGTCTGCTTCTCATCGGATGCCAACAGTGCTCGCGAAAGCGCCTGCTCCCAGCGGATGACCCACGGGTCGAGTGTGTATTTGACGAACTCCAGCGACTGTTGCTCGATGTTGCTGAACGAGGACTTCTCCAGGTCCCCCACCATGTGCGGAGGGACGCGGAAGATGCGTGCGATCTCGTTGATCTGGAACTTGCGTGTCTGCAAAAACTGCGCCTGCTCGGGTGAGATCGAGATGGGGGTGTATTTCATCCCCTCCTCGAGCACCGCAACCTTGTGCGAGTTGGACGAGCCGCCGAATTGGCCTTGCCACGTATCGCGCAGGCGGGAAGGATCCTTCACCGTTCCCGGATGCTCCAGCACTCCGCTGGGGGCGGCTCCGTTGGCGAAGAACTTGGCCCCGTACTCCTCGCAGGCGATTGCCATGCCGATCGCGTTCTTGGCCATAGCAATCGGCGAGTAGCCCACCAATCCATCGAAGCCGAGTCCCGGGATGTGCAGCACCTCTGAGGCGTCGAGCACCACCGAAGTGCCTTTCATCGTCGGCGCATCCTCGGCGCTGGTGGTGTATTGGTAGTAGAGCTTGCCGCTCTTGTCGCGATCGACCTGCATGCGGTTGGGCATCAGCGGATACAGCGCGGCCACCTGGCCCTTGCCGTTTCTGATGATCTGCGCATAGGCGTTGCCCCAGAGCAGCAGGTGGGTCATCATCGTCTCGCGGAACACGAAGCTGGTCATCTCCGCATTGGGCTCGCTGTGCAGCAGGGTGTACAGCGGGTGCTCCTTCGCCTTGTGTTTGCTTGCATCATCGTCGTGACGGTACAGATGCAGCGGCAATCCCGCGATCGCCTCGGCGAGGATGCGCACGCAGGCATACACGGCCGTCATCTGCATCGACGATCGTTCGTTCACCGCCTTGCCGGATGTAGAGCCGCCGAACAGGAAGCTGTAGGAGGACCCGACGGTCCTATTCTGCGGCTTGTCGCGAGTCCTCGCGACCAGCTTGGATATGAGTCCCATAGGTGTATCTCCTGATTCCTAGATGTAGAGGATGCCCCTCTGCTCGTAGACCGATTCGCGCACTTCGTTGCCGCACCGGATCGCCCGGTCGAGTGCCATGATCGTGGCCACCGCGCCGTCGATCTTCTCGGTCGACTTCTGCTTGTCGGGCTTGATGTTCCCGGCCGGGTCGGTGCGGATGAAGATGTTGTCCATCATCCAGCGGAGCACCGGATGGCCTGCATGTGCTATGCTCTGCCCCAATACCAGCTTCATCAGCTCCTTGGTCGGGGGGCTCATGTCCTTGAACCCCTGGCCGAAGGGGACCAC